AGACAACGTTCATGAAATGCGCTTTGCAAACGGTTCAGTATTTAGAGTTGCGACGTCGTTGCGCGGAGGTACGCTTCAACTTTTACACATCACCGAATTTGCTAAGATCTGCCAAGAGAATCCATCCAAAGCAAACGAAATCGTATCGGGAGCGCTTAATGCGGTACAAGCGGGACAGTTCGTGTGTATCGAGTCAACTGCTCGTGGCCGAGAAGGTCACTTCTTTAATCTTTGCAAAGAAGCTCAAGCTTTACAGGATGCAAACAAAGAATTAGGAAAACTGGATTGGAAACTTTGGTTCTTCCCTTGGTGGAGACATCCAGATTATGTCATAGATTCAAAAAATGTCTTGATAAGTAAAGAGATAGAGAAGTATTTTGAACAATTAGAAAGTAAAGAAATTATTTTAACTACTGAACAGAAAGCTTGGTATCAAAAGAAGTCGTTAACTATGGGCGAATACATGAAAAGAGAATTCCCATCGACTCCGGAAGAGGCTTTCGAGTCAGCTAATGAAGGATTCTATTTTGCTAAACAAATATCCCAAGCAAGACACGATAAAAGGATTTGTTATCTCCCTTATGACGAAAATGCAAAAACTTACACTAGCTGGGATATTGGGATTGGGGACGCTTGTGCAATATGGGTGTGGCAGCTCGTTGGTAAAGAAATTCACTGCATCGACTATTACGAAAACTCTGATGAAGCCCTGGCACATTATGTTAAGTGGCTTAAAAACAAACCTTACATATATGAGAAACACTTTCTTCCCCACGACGCCGCAGCCAGAGAAAAAGGATCAGGAAAGTCTTTTGCAGATATCGCCAGAGACCAAGGACTTAAAGTTGACATCGTCCCAAGACAGTCAAATGAAATCTTCGGAATCGAATGCCTTAGAAACACGTTGCCCAGATTCTTCTTTGACTACTCCAAATGCGAAAGAGGAATCAAATGTATCGAAAACTTCCGAAAAGAATGGAATGAAAAACTGGGTTGTTACAGAGAGCGGAGTTATCACGATTGGGCATCGCATGGAGCTAAAGCCCTTATATACGGAGCAGAATCTATCCAAAGACTCATCGGCGGGTCAGGAATGACGGCAGAAGAATGGAAACGGATGAGGAAGGAGTGGTTGTAGAACAATGCTCTAATTGCAAGTTCTATGACACAGAAGATTACGAGATCGATGGGATTAGCTACGAAAGAACCTTTGGTGTTTGTAGAAGATTCCCTCCTAGAAGAATTGATGGCACAGTTTCAGCATTTCCAATAATAGAAGATGATTGGTGGTGTGGAGAGTATCAAAAAAATTTTGTCCAAGATGACAAATAATTATTTTAATTAGGCAGAAATGTACGCTTACCAAGTAGACGGATCAAGCAACTATACTCTGGATCATAATAACAAAGTGTTCCAATGGCAGCAGTTTTTCTATGACGCTTACCGTACATGGGGAGTTTACTATGCACAAGCTTATCGCGATTTACGAGCCTACGCTGGTGACAACTGGACTAATCTTGAGAAGACTAAGCTGGAAAGACAGAATCGTATGGTTCTTGAGCTCAATAAGATTAGACGAGTTGTTAACTTATACTCTGGATATGAGCGGGAAAATAGGACTCAGACAGTTACAGCTCCAGTCGAAGGTTCAGACGAAATCACTGCCGATCTTTTCTCAAATGTCATGTATTACGTCTATGACAAAGGTAATGCCGATTACATCTTCTCCGAAGCCTTTGAGCACGCGCTTAAGACAGGATTGGCAATTGTTGGTATCTACATGGATTATACAAAGGATAAGGTTAATGGAGACATTAAATTCTATTGGAAACCTTTCAATGCCCTTATGCTTGATCCATACTTTACCAAAAGAGATCTTAGTGACTGCGATCAAGCTTCAACAAGGGATCTACTTAGCAAAGAGCAAGTCAAGGCTATGCTTCCTTGGATTGATCCAGAAGAGATTGATTCAATCCCAACAGGGATCAGAGACAACAAGTATCAATATTTAGGCATTTATCGACAATACAATTCTACCTACATCGCTAAACACCTGGTGACATACGACCAGTATTGGAAGCGCATAAACAAGGTGCAAAAGTATCTAGTAGATGAAGACACAGGTGTTTCGGAAGAATGGTTTGGCACAAGGGCTGAAGAGAAAGAGCTAAAAAAAACACTAGAGCTTACACCACAAGTTAAGTTGATTACTGCCTATAAGAGGACTGTTGAACTTAACATCATCGTCGGTGGAAAGCTGCTATACACGGGTCCAGATCCTACTGGGTTGGATACGTTTCCATTCATGCCTGTACTTCTCTATCACGAACCATTAATCGATACATATGAACTTAAGATTCAAGGTATTGTGCGCTCAATCAGAGACGCTCAACGCCAGTATAATAGACGCCATAGTCAGATTATCGACCTCATGGAGTCAATTATCAATACAGGCTGGATTACTAGGAATGGCGCAGTCCTTGATCCAACAATGCTTATGCAAGCAGGTCAGGGAAGACAGATTGTTGTCAATGATGGGTATGATGTCAATGCCGACATTAGAGAGATATCACCACCGAACATCCCTCCTGGATACTTGCAATACCAAGACATCATCGACAAAAACATCATGGAGATACCTGGAGCTTCCGACGAGCTACTCGGTCTTAGTTCCACAGGAGATTCGCAGGTCTCTGGCAAACTTGCCGAAGTTAGGTCCAGTAACGGCCTTAAGGGTAATCGCGGCATCTTCGACAACCTTGAGCAGACTAAGAAATACATCGGAACTCTTGTTCTAGAGTGCATACAGAAGAATTACCAACCAGGAAAGATTTACCGAATCACCAATAAAGAGCCTACAGAAGAATTCTTTTCAGGTCAGTTCGGTGAATATGATTGCGCAATCAAACAAGCTGTAAAAACAGCAACTCAGAGAGAAGCTTACTACTTCCAACTCCTGCAACTCGTCTCTCTTGGAGCTCCTATTCCTTGGGAAGACATCATGGAAGCTGCTCCTCTACAAGGCAAAACAGAACTTATCGAGAAAATGGCTAAAGCAGCTGAACAACAGCAAGAACAACAACAGAAAATGGATGAAGCAGAGCAGATACAGAAAGCTCTTGAGATGTCACAGATTGATCAAAACACCGCATTGGCTGAAGAGCGTAGAGCCAGAGTCCTTGCGGATATTGGGTTGGCTAGAGAACGGATCTCCGAAGGGGAACAAAACTACGCCAAAGCTCTCTTGGATAATGCGAAGACTGTTAAGGAAATCCAAGACCTGGATCGCAAGCGTCTACTGGATGTTATGGCGTTGGCTGCTGATATTAGCCAAAAGCAGAATGCTTTAGCTGAGAAGAAGCTAACACAGGATGCCCAGAAAGCGAAAAGCCCATTAACTACAGGAGTTTAATATGGCTAAATACGGAAAAGGTACGGCTCATGCAAATAAGATGATGCCCAACATGAGTACTTATGGAGGACAGGAAAACCCTGGATACCATCCACCTACAGGTAATGCAGGAAGTGCAGCTAGAGGTGAGTACTCAACAAAAAGTAACCCATTGTCTGTACCTAAAAAAGGTTCAAGCATCGGTCCTGGTTACGGTAACTCCGACAGGATGAAAGCAATGGCTAGCAAAGATGCTCAAGCTAAGAAAGAAAGTCTTAGAGGACAGCCATGCTAAAAGACGCCAAACCAGAGCCCAGTATTGGAGAGATTCATATAGCAGCTAGACAGCGTCTATGTGATACCCATCTCAATCTTATGGATAAGATCATGAAAGAGAATAGTCATAAGAAAAAGTACTGGATTCTCGGTATGGCTATGTGTAAGCGCAAGAATGGAAGGACGACGATTAGGCCTTTTTTAAAAGCCTACGATGCCCAACCGGAAGTTAGAAAAGAAGCCTACCTATATGAAGTGGATAATATAGCTGGCACTAAGAAGTTACTTTGGGTCATGCACCCAAATGACAAATTGAGCATCCCAAGTATCGGGAAATCCATACGTGTCGCCGACGCATCGGGCGTTTAACCTTGTCGCCGAAGTTACGGGCGTAAATTAACGGGAGTTGTAAATGAGTGATGAACAAAAAGTAGAAGAACAAGATCAAGAGGCTGCTGTCTCCGAGCAACCAACAGATGATCCTCAGGAAGATCAACAAGACGGACAAAAAATGGTCCCTCTTTCTGCGATGTTAGCCACTAGGAAGAAAGCGCAGGAAGCTGAAGAGCGTGCTTTAAAAGCTGAAGCCGCTAATCAAGCTTATCAGCAGTACATCAATAAGTTGGGTGCTCCTGCCGAGAAGGAAGAAGAGGAAGATCCTAATGCTTTAGTAGAGCGTCAGCATCTTGCTCAAAACACCGCTCATACCAAGCGAGATATCCTAGAGACTCTCTATCAAGATATGAATCCTGAGGCTGTTCAAAAAATAAATAAGTATTTGAAGCCGATTTTAGAAAAAAAGCCTTGGTTGGCTCAGTCGGTAGACACAGCTCAGAATAGGTACGCTCGCGCGTATGAAATTGTACAGGATTACATACACCTCGTGGAAGAAAAGCCTCAGGTAAGGCAATCCAGCAATACGGATGGTCAAAGAATTATTCAAAACGCTCAGAAACCTAGATCACCAACTGAAATTGGTAAATCTGCAAGACCTGAGGGAATGGAATATCTCAAGAGCATCCAGGGTAAAAAAGAGTTCCGTGAATACCGTCAGAAAGTCCTCCGAGGCGAAGCCTAGAGACAAAAGACGTAAAAAAATTTTGTCTCTAGTGTCAAAACATTTTTTGACTAGGAGATAAAAATGGCCAATGGAACAACCACGACAGTACAAGTAGACCCAGAAGTCAACTTGTTCTTCGATAACATATTGCTGGATAGACACCAGCCTTACTATGTCCACGGTTACTTTGCGCAAGAGCGTAGAATTCCTCAAAAGAATAGTAAGACTGCAATATTCCGAAGATTCGATAACCTTGCTGATGCGTTAACTCCTCTTACTGAGGGTGTTACACCTGCTGCTGAACAAGTCACTAAATTCGACATCACCGCTGTGGTTTCACAGTACGGTAAAGTTGTTGAACTTTCCGACGACGTCATCATTACAGTTCAAGATCAGACGGCTAATGAAGTCGCTGATATGCTTGCACAGAACATGGCATCGACTTACGACAAAATCGTAAGAAACATGCTCGTAGCTACAGCAGCACAAATTGACTGCCTAAACGGTGTTAATGGAAACGCAATCACAGAAGTCACAACTACAGACTTAGAGTTGGCAGTAGATTATCTCGAAGGAAACAACGGGAAGAAGCTGTCGCCTAATCAAGAAGGCACAAATGCCTTTGGAACAGCTCCTGTATGGGCTGCTTACTGGATGATCATATCCACAGACCTACGTACGGACTTCAAAAACCTTTCCAACTTCCTTCCAACCGCTGATTACCCACGTCAACAGTCTGTGCTTGAAGCCGAGTTTGGTTCATGTGATGAAGTTCGCCTTGTCAAGACATCTGAAGCCTATAAAGACACCTCAGTAGTTCCTGCTATTTATTACAACCTTCTGTTCGCTGCTAACGCATACGGTCGTATCACTATCGATGATCAGTCGATGGAAATGATCATAAAGCCATTGGGAGCTGGACAAGATCCACTTAACCAGCGCCAAACTATGGGCTGGAAGGGTCGTTTAGGCGCAGTTATCCTCGACGATAGCTGGTGCGTGGCTTTAAGAAGCACTAAAGGTTAATAAAAAGGAGGAATTAACATGACTGCACCATTAGGAAATACAGCTAATCGGTTCACAGGCATACGCGAGTTTGGCCAGGTGACTAATAGCTATGGAGGGTACCTTCAATCTGCGGGTGTCGCTTACAACCTAACACTACCATTCTTTCCCGACAAGTTTGAATGGTATAACTACACAAAGTTTGCAACAAACGATACCAACCTCTCCGGTGTTTGGTTTCGAGATTTCCCTGCTGGCGATGCATTAATCACTGCAAGAGGAACTACAACTCTTACTTCTACATTGGAAACTACTAACGGTATTACCAATGCTTCAACAGCTGGAGGCTTTTATAATGAGCATCTAGTAATCACTGGTATAACAACCGCTACACCAGGTGTTGTAACTACTTCAACTAATCATAGTCTTTCTGACTATGACAGAGTAGTTCTTACCAAGATCATTGGTACAGCTGCTGCTCAGTTGAATAACAACACTTATGTAGTTCGAGTTCTTTCAGCTACTACATTTGCATTATATGACGTCTATGGTGTGCCTATCACAGTAGTTGGAGCTTATAGCTCCAGCGGTCAGGTTACAAAGATCGGGCCATTACTTGGTAATCCAGCAGAACCAGTAAGTCCTGCTGTGCCTCACCGAGCAATCATTGATTACCCACCAACAGCGATCTTGACACTTGGATCAGCCATCATGGGAGCAGATAACGATGTTATCTATTTCGTAGCATGGAAGTTCAACAACTATGTCAATCGCGGTGACGTAGCGTAACCCCAAGGGTGGGGACGTTATGTCTCCATCCTCTAATAATTAGAGGAAAAATGAGTAAAAAGAACGTAAGTAAAGAAGAACAAGAAGAGTTGGTAAAACCTTTTGACTTCGATACACATCAATTCAACACATTAGAAGATTATAGACTTTGGAATCTTCATGCACATAAAGCTTTTAGAGAAGCTAAGAAACACAACCCACGTTGTGACCCACCGATTCCAGTCAAAGTTCCAGGTGAAGAATTTCATAAGAAAATGAAAGTGAAGTTTCAACGCTTTGACCAACCAGAAAACGTTTTGAAAGTCTGCGTACGCAACAATGAAATTGATTGGAAAGGTCAGCTAAAACCTGGCTATACCTATGAACTTCCATTGCCTGTAATCAGATTTCTTAACCGCTTAGCTACTCCCATCTTTGCAGAAGTAAAAGTAGAGAATGGTGGGGAAGTTAAGACAGAGACTCGACAAATCGGAGAAAGAAACCGCTTTTCATGTCATCTACTTGAAATTGCGTAGTGGAGGGTTATGCCTAAGAATGTTTCTGACTTAATAAACATCATGCGTAATGTAACGGGTCGAGTGGATGCCTCCGATCCGTTATTTACTAATGAGATTATGGCTCAGTACTTGAACGATTTTGTCGTACAATTATCAAGTCAGGACATTCGTATTTTCAAAAATATGACCTGGTGGGAGTTCGATATATCACCATCTACTCTTAATCCATACCCAGTGCCTTTGCAAGAGCTTAAACTTACAACTATCGGACCTCCTGCATATGTTCAGGAGATTAATTTTATAGAACAAGTTGAAGTTACAAGTATAGCAATGGATGGAGTGATAGATGGTTCTAATCAAACATTTACTTTGTCAGCAATACCTTTCGTTATTCCAGGAACTTTCAGTGTAGTAAATACAAACCCAGCTCAGGCTGTGATTGATGATGAAATTGGCGGCTTTACAGGTGATGGAGCTGGGACGATTAACTACAATAATGGATTGGTTAGCATTGTATTTGATGCTGCTCCAGCTATAGGAAGTACAGTCACTGCTTCTTATGAGTATTCAATCCCACAGGTAGGGCAGTTTTTTCAAAACAATTCTTTTGAGTTGTGGTGGTTTCAAAATCCAGCGGAATTCTATGCCCATTGGCCTGATAGGGTAATCTACACTCCCCAAAGACCTACATCCGTTCTTTATTATAACAACGAACTAACTTTCCGTGGTCCTCCTGATCGTGAATATCATATCAAAATTCAAGCTTACCATGAAGAACTGGAGTTTACAGCAGATGGAAGTATCAATGCTGATTATCTATTCAGATATTTAGCATACGGCGCTTCACTAGATATCTTCTCAGACTTCGGCGAAATGGATAAATGGAGGGATATCTTTCCGGTATTTCAAAGGTATAGGGCACTTGTTTACTCCAGAACCTATTGCCAATATCAAAATCAACGTCCTTCACCGGAGTTTTAACCATGACTTTTGATCCAAATATACCCTATGCCGCGCAGTCGCCAGGTCTTTTTCCAGCTCAGATGAATACAGACTTAGCAAGACTTAAGACAATCATCAACAAAGACCACGTATTTAACAATACAGCACAGTCAACTGATGGTGTACATAGACAAGTCACGATGGTTGTTCATGCTCAAGCTGTTCCTGGTGATTTACCTGCTGGAACCAATGCCATGTTATATGCTTGGTTGGATTCAGTGGGTCAAGCTCAACTTAGATATTATAATGGCGTTGATAATTTCAAAGTAACTCCTGGAATTGTTTCTACTGTGAATTTCAATGGAACAGGAGCTGTTGGAGCACAGACGATAAGAAACCAACTTAACGTAGCTTCAGTAGTTAAAACAGGAACGGGTCAGTATACAGTCAATTTTACATCTGCATTGCCACATGCTAATTACATAGTTCAATGTACTGGAATGAGGGATTCTGTTGGAACAGTTTCTAATGGATGCGTAAGAAGTGATCCGGTTTATGCAAACTCAGTCTCCACCGCTTTTGTTAAGGTTGAGTTTTTTGGACAGTCAGACACTTTGCGCGATGTGATAATGGGTAACGTTACAGTGATGAGATATTCATGACTTATTCTCCTTATCTAATAGCAAACTACTCTACAGGATTAGACAAAAGGCTACAGCCTTGGCTCATTCCAGATGATGCTCAGGAGGAGTTGTTTGATGGATATGTCTATCGTGGAACAATGTCTAAGAGAGAAGGATATAATTATTTCGCTACTGGAGAAAGAGGGGGTTCAACTTATCGGGAATCCCGAATAGTTCATACTCTTACGAATGTTGCAATGGTTGGAGTTATCAATGGGATTAATACTGTATTCACTCTAGCCGGAACCGCTCAGATAGCACGAGGTAGTGTAGTCGTTACTGGCTCTAATCCTGTACAAGTTTTGACTGATAATGGTTTAGGAGGATTCACTGGTCCTGGAACTGGAACGATAAACTATACAACAGGAGCTATCTCAGTAACATTTACCCTTCCTCCAGCCATCGCTTCAACAGTAAGAGTCACATACAGTTTCATGCCTGGTAATCCAGTTATGATGGTTGCAAACTTTATTACTGCTACCAACATAAGAGAATTAATAGTTGCAGATACTCAGTATGTTAATAGATACAACGCTACACTCAATATCTTACAAGATATCACTGCTACTCCTTATACAGGAAATAAGTATCAGTTTTTCACTTGGACTAACTACGCAAGTGCAACAAATACTCCAAGATTGCTGTTTTGCAATAATAAAGATGTTATCCAGCAATATGACGGTACAACAGTAACTGTCTATGCTTACAATATGTTGACAACACCTACAGTTGCAGTTCCAGTTCCTGCTGCTGTTACTACTCTTACTTGTTCTTGGATGGCTGAGATGAAGGATCGTTTACTCCTTCTCAGAACAACAGAGAATGGCGTTATCTATCCTCAAAGAATCCGTATCTCCGGAACAGGAGTTAATTCCGATGATTTCCGAACTTCTGCAATAGGAGCTGGAGTTATAGATATCCCAGATGGAACATGGATTCAAGGAGCTGCATTCAATAGAGATGATCTAATCATCTTTACTGAAGCGTCTACTTGGGTTGTGAAATATACAGGCAATGACACAACTCCACTTGTTATAAATAAGATTGATGAGTCTCGTGGTTGTGATGCTACATTCAGTGTTATTACATACCTTAATAGAACTTCAGCAGCTTCTAAACGTGGTCTTATAATCAGCGATGGTTATCGTGTTGAAAGACAGGATTTAGATATCCCAGATTTCACATTTAATGAAGTCGATGGACGTCAATCTTCTGTGTTTAATAACTTTAACTTATGTTTCGCAGGAACTGTTGATGCTGATAGAGATCACTACCTCATTTATCCTCCTGCTGGACAAGACACATCAAAGAGAATCTTAACTACTAACTATGACGAAGACAATTATTCTATTTACCGTCTCCCACTCTCATGTATGGGAACATTTATTACTTCATTTACTATTACATGGGCTGATCTTCTAATCTATCCAAACTGGGCAGCTTTTGCAGCAGCCTTTGGAAATTGGAATTCTTTTTCTTATAACGATGGTGCTCCATTTAGCATTGGTGGTGGTCAAAATGGAGAGATCTGGCGTCTTTCTGTAACAGAATCCGAAGACAATCCAGTTAGGATTTATAATATCACTGTTATTGACGATCAAACAATAGAAGTAACTACTGACTTCAACAACTACAGCCTAAATCTCGATGACCTACAAAAAGGTGCAGATTTCATTTTCTTAACTGCAATTTTAGGCATGGAAGAAGTGAACAACCAACAGTTTCCTGTAATACAGATTGTAAGCCCTAATGTCTTCAGATTAGACGTCTCTACCGCTATTGTCCCAGCTACGAGTTTCACTGCCTATACTTCCGGAGGGAGAGCTCAAAGAGTAATCCCTTTTTCATCTCTCTTTAAGAAATTCAACCCTTTTGCTGATCAAGATAAAAAAGTTAGATGTGGCTGGCTTTACATGTATGTAGATTCTACAGGCACAAGATTACAAAGAAATATTGTTATAGACAACATCACTCAAACTAATCCAGCAGTTGTCTTTACAGAAATCGATCATGGTTTGCATACAGGAGATGAAGTAACTTTTTTTGGCATTGGAGGGATGACTCAACTAAATAATACTAATGCTTTTATCACAGTTTTAACTCCAACGTCTTTTTCTCTCGACAACATCGACTCAACTGCTTTTGGAGCTTATACCTCAGGAGGGTATGTCGGAGCAAAAGAACCTGCAAAAATGATTATTGACATCATAACAAATGATGTTGGTCTTGAGACACAACTCAATAATTTATCTCAAGAGCCCTATCAGGGAAACATGACAAACATGACTTTTGAGACTGGTTCAAAGAAGTGGTATAAAGTTTTCATTAACCAAACAGGACGGTTCATTCAATTCAGACTTAGAAATCAACAAGCTGGATCTACAGTAAATATTCAAGCTACCATGCCAGGATTTCAGCCTGTAGGGAGGTTAATCTAATGCCTACTCTAATCACAAATTTTAATTGGGGTACATCTCTTAGGAATGCAAATCCAGAGTTAACACGACAACTTTCTACTGCTTATACAGATACAGCTCAGGCAGTAAATACTAAAATATCGAAATATGTTACCGATGGAGATCAACGACCACATGTTGATCCACCTGCTAACTCGGAATTTAATAAGAACTTTGAAATCGCAGATATCTACGTTCGTACAGACACTGATACCGCATGGATTATGACAAGTAGAACTACATCAACTGCGGTTACATGGAGTCAAATCACATAATCAGATAATGTAAAGCAGCTTTACATGGGAGATTTATATGGCTAAATACAGTGCAGGCGGAGGAGTTTCAGGAGCAATGACTGGAGCTTCGGTAGGATCTATTTTTGGTCCAGTTGGTACAGGTCTTGGTGCTTTGACTGGAGGATTATTTGGGCTCTTTGGTTCTAAAAAGAAG